TTAGAGAAAATGGAACCTTGCTTGCAAATTTATCAAGCATATCGAAAGCTTTGGCGCCATCTTCTGCCGATCCGAATAGGGTCCGCATTTTGATTTGAAGATTGTCAACTTGTACACCCGTGGCAATCACGCCCTTCGTGAAGCCAATAAGAGCCGCCGCGCCGCCTATTGCTGCGATAGCGGCCCCGACCTTCTTGAAGCTTGAGGCCATCTTGTTTGCGCTTTGATCAGCGTGACGGGTTGCCTTATTGATCTCACGACGAAGATCGGACATATCCGCTTCAATTCGAACTAGGATTTCATCAACTGTAGTAGCCATTAGTCTGGGTGCAACTCCATCAATTCCTCTAGTTCATTCCTCGATAATGGCGGCGGTTTGCCATCAGAATTAAACTCTATAAAACCGTCACAAGCCGCGATAAATTCAACGAAAGAACAATTCCAAAATTCATCTGGTGTCATCCGCATTTTGCCAAGGGCCAATTTCATCCAATCGTTCCAAGGCAAGTCATCATCTAGGCTTGTGCTTCCGCCTCCTGTTCGTTTCCCGCCATTTCCTCACCGCCACTCACAATGAACGCAATAACTTCTGCAACAGCTTTCAAACCATCTGCGACACCCGCTTCCCAAATGATTTTCTTAACATCCGCGTCTTTGACGTCTTTTCCGCTTGATCGAATAACGGGCGTCAATACAGCGACCATTTGAGAGGCGCTTATATCTGCGGATTGCATGTTGTTAGCTAATTTTAAAAGAGATCCACCAATGTTGGTTTCAATCCGCATCATCACGTCCATGTTGATTTTGCACTGAAACTTCTGGCTTCCCAGATTTAATTGCAGTTCTCCGCGTTTTGGGTTTGTCATTCTTGACCTCCGTGGCTTCAATATGAAAAACCTCGCCCCGATTAAGCCAATCAATTAGGGACGAGGCTTTGTAATCTATTCCATCACAGGAAAATGTGTCGCCAGAGGCTATTTCCGAAACGCATGGAATTGTAAAAGTGTTTTCTTTGCGATGGGCGGCAAAGGTATCTTCACCGACCTTTACAGTGATATTTTGCCAGCCCATTAAACACCTCTTTTATGAGAACGCTACAGCGCCAGAGCTTTCCAGCGTGATCGAATATGTAACTTCTCCATTGTATTCCCCAGCATATTCCAAGGTCGTGATTTGGAATTTACCTTGATACGTTCCAAGATCAGGAATAACGATTTCAAAGTTTGGGATATTTGCCCCGCCAAAAGAGGTCTGTAAAGTTTGCTCTGACGTTGCATCAGTGAAAACACCAGAACCAGAAATCGCAACGGTTTCTACGCCAGCATCCGCTAGTAATTCTCTAGCATTTGCGCTGTCTTTTGTAGTGACGTCCACCGTCTCTTGGTTTAGACTGATAGAGGTTGAACGCAAACCTCCGATTGTAGTGTAAGTATCGGATGCCGCTGCCGCCGCCGCGCTTGCACCGATTTTTAGTAGTAGGGCTGAACCTTTTTGAGCCGCCATGTTTTTACTCCTTAGCTATCAAACACAACGGCGCGAAATCTTATGATCCCATGCCGCGTTATTCCATCGTTCTCTGTTAGTGTTGTTGCGAACTCTTGCCGCAAGTTCACCAAAGAGGCTCCACTTACCGTTATAGCAGAGTTATGGAGCAAAGAATAGACTGATTGCATAATCTCTTTTATTTCCCTGCGCCCACGATACTGCGACCATGCGTGAATGGTAAGTGTATGCTCCACGCCATCTAGCGTTTTGCTTCCATTATTCGCGGCTGTTTCTTCACCGAGAATTATGTACGGATAAACTGTTTCTTCTGGAACGTCATCATAAACTGGAACATTCACAGTTGTCGGGGCCGCTGTGATGGTAAGCTGCCCTCCCATGCCGCTATGATTGGCACAATAATAATATAGGGTATCGGGCGCGTTTGCTGCGACAGTGATCAAGCTATAAGAACCCGCAGAACCAGCCGTTCCATAATGCGTGACGCCGTTTGTATATTGCGAGCCGCCCCCGTGCGTTCCATCACTTGTAGTGCTAAAATAAAAGGGGTGGGAACCATTGCTGGTATCATCTTGCTTGAATTTGTAAGTAGAGCCGCGCTTGAGCGTCAATGTTGGGGTTTGCGCTCCATCAATATAAAAAACACCGCTTTGAACAGTGACCGCATATTCAAGGCTTTCGGTTCCGCTCCCTCCGATACCCGTAACGCTTCCATTCATATGAGCGTAAATTGCCTTTTGAAGTTCCCAAGAGTGAAGTGCCATTATTTAATTCCACCCTTTGCTTTTAATGTCCGCATAAGCTTTCGAACCTTGGGGCGCACTTCTTCCGTGGCTGGCACGAGAAATGGAAATTGCACAAATTGCCCTGTTGGGGTTGTCCATCCCAATTCTAAATACGCAGAATATTGGGCGCGGCTCTCAACCTCTACCCCTAATCTATTAGCAGTAAAAACCATATGGATATTATTTGCTAAATACCCCGTATCAGTATTCGGAGGGTTTCCTGTTCGAGCCGCAGTGTGGGTTCTGCGCGGAGAATATTTTTCGTAGGTATTTCCCGCTGGACTTGCCTGATGAATACTCTGAACAGCAATGTTTCTGATCTCTTGCCCCGCAAACGCAATGATCTTTTTAACTTGGCTCTCGTAGCTCCGTACAATCGCGTCTGTCGCGCTTTTCTTGATCTTCTTGGTTCTTATTGTCATGTCGGAACACCCTCCTCACACGTCAATTCCAAGAAGCGGAAACGATTATCTACATTAACCACACCATTGATGTTGAATGTGCGGGTGGCAGAAACACCATCCTGACTATATGTCTGAACAATTCTGTTCTTAAAAGACACATCTTTCCTATAACGAATATAGATTTTAGATCGAGTGACTTCTCTGATTTGATTTTCAGTTCCGAAAACACCCTCTTTCGAATTCTGCGGCTGAATATCTGCAAATACATCTGCAACTTTTGACCAAGCAACAGAAGCCCCGCCGCCACTATCAGATGTTCTGGTCGCGCTTTGAATTTGGACTTTATATCTCATTCGCCCGATATTCATTAGCCGATCCCTGTTCTAACAATATTTTGAAACGGAGTACTTCCAAATCGCATGATTTGATATGGGACCAATAATTGATTTAATACAGCGGGAGGTGTTGGGTTTTCCTCATTATCGCCTCTATGCTCGTACAAGAACGTGCAATATTGAAGCATGGCAACCCTTATCGGCTCTGGAACAGCAAGCCCCTGCGTTCCATATCCCGCCTCATAAACAATTTTCAAACCATTTGCGGCTCTTAAATTTGTTGGGAAATTTGCACCATCACGAAGAACAATCCTAGAAGGCTCACGAATAGTATCGACATAATAGTTCGAAGCCGCCCATGTATATTCTGTATCGTCATCAGAATAATATTTTATGTGGGTTACACTTGCGACTGGAGCCAAAGCTAATTCAAGATGGTTCTGATAATACGCCGTGCTTGGGCCAGTTTTCCAACCCTCCCAGAGGGGAGTATCAACTGGCAAGAACCCATCAAGCCATTGATGGACGGTTCGATTTATAAAAGCTCGTCCCGTGAAATTTTCAGCCCAAATTCTAGCCGCGAGGATATATGCTCGAACCTGTGCATCATCTACATCATCATCTAAACGGAGATGTTCCCGCGCTTCAATTCGAGTTATAGGCTCAACTGCTGGGCCTGATGTTATTTGCAATCCCGACATGGCCTATATCCTTTGAATTTAATCCGCTTTTTTCTTAGCGCGGGGTTTCTTTTTTGTTTCTTCTGGCCCTGCGTTCCCTTGAACTTCCATGGCCGCGCCCCGTGCAATCATATCTTGGGCTAGTTTTTTCTCCCAAGGCTTATCTTGGGGAAGGATCTCACCAGCTAAATATTTTCTGGCGCTGGTTCCGCTTGCGTTGGCTTCGCCCACAACGCTGTGGGTCATTACAATCTGTTTCAATTAAAACTCCCTTGGATAAAAGGGAAGCGCTCGAAAACGCTCCCCTATATTTTATCTTACGAAGTTGCGTGCTTGAGAACGCGCATGGCTTCCGCAAGAACAACCTCACCGCCAACACGCTTGCGAGCGATATAGCGCACAAGACCAGTTGAAGCTTGGCTGTATGGGTCACGCAATACTGAAAGCGCAATGCGGTCAACAATCATATAACCTCTGCGGAAATCGCCGATGATCACAGATTTTGCGCCAGAAGCGGCATCCGCAACATCAGGGGCTTCCACATATGGGGTGCCAATGATTGTATTTGGCGCACCAGATTGACC